AAAGTGTCATTGGTAATTCATATCCTGAAAAAGTAAGAGCATTTAAAACTAGTAAACTTGCCGAAATTGAACCATTGAAAGGTAACTTGTTTTATTTTGAAGGACCTGGTTCTTTCATGTACATTACAACCAAAATGGGTAAACAAGTAGAAAGTTTTAAAAGAGAAATAGAAACAAGAATAACAGAAAACCTACGTTCACAATTTAATAATAAACAATATGGTTTAGGATTTATTCCTACCGTAAGAAATATATTGGCAGTTTTCTTTTGTCAAGGAGAGGCGTTTTTAAGATTGATGGATGAAGTTCACACCAAAGCTTGGGACGTAAGACAAGAACCTTATAGAAAACAAGCAATTTTTGGAAACGCATCTACCGCCCCGAGTGTTGATATCAAAACCTCAACACAAAACGATGAACCAATATATCCTTGGCCGCAAGTCATTAGAGAAATCACCGAAGATGATAATAAAGAAAAATTTGAAATTGTTTATCCCGGAGCTCCAGATGTTGCATTTTTATACAGGTCGTATCTTCCTGAAATTTGGCCTGAAGTACAGTTTGTTGAAGAGTTTATAAAAGGATATACTCACCGTGATGACGACTTCAAAGAGTTGAGCGATAATCAAACAAATTTATTAAACAAACCAAGAAGAGTATCTCTTAATTCAATAGATTTCCCAACATCAAATCAAATATTTCAGAACAAACAACAAGTCAAATACATGTATGAAATATATGAAAGAGTAATTCTTAACGCATACTACAGCAAATTAAATAGACAAAGTGGATATCCTTTCAGTGTTTACAACGTTGAGGCGGAAAATGAAACGTTGAATATTTTAGAAAGTCTAAGTTCCTCAAGTCCATACATGTCAAAAATATTAAAAGAATATAATATAGATCAAACCAACTTTGAAATATTCTTAAGACACATATCTAACGAAGGACAAGGGGAGAGTTGGCAAGATTTTATTAGAGGAATTTTTGTTACACCATACATTAGAAATGAAGTTGAAAACCCAAGTAGACTATTCAATCAAGACATTTTAGTCAACACAAAATCACAACCTGATATTGAGTTAACAATTGAAACAAACAAAATAAACATTGAAAAGTATATTGCCGACTCAAGTGCTAGTAACGTCTTTGACTTTACAGACATTTATCCTTTATTGGATTTAAATTGGGATAAAAGTAATTTGGCGAATGGAGATACATTAAATGCTGCTGAAGAGGCTTTTGATACACAAAAAGTTTTGGAATACAATGACAACCAAAAAACTATTGCAAGCTTTGAAGCCGGAGAAGACCAAACAATCAAAAGACCAATATCTAACTTCAATTATTTCAATTTAACTGACGTACTACAACCTGTTAATTTCTCATTGTTTTATACGTCAAGAACTATTCCAAAACAATTAACCACTGAAGGTAACTTAAAGTATACAAACTACAATGGATATTTAGAACCCAATCAAACAATATCAATGTTAAACACACCGTATTTTATAAATGCAATTCAAGACGGGGTTTTTAAATTTAGGTTCAGATCGGGAGAAACAAGTCCATATAAGTCTGCCGCGTATTTGTTTTTGGATAGTTTACCATTGGCAACAACTAAAGAAAAATTTAAGACATATGGAGAAGGTGGGGCTAGTGTTGATTTAAATTATATTTTGGCAACACTAAAAAAGTTTGGGGCAATTCATAAATTACCATACGCTTGGGTTTTAAAGTATGGTGGTATTTGGCATAGATATAAAACATGGAAAGATACTGGAATTGACTTTTTGGATGATGTATGGAAGGACTTTAATGCGGTTAGAAACTTTGACCCAATCAATTCGGCAACAACTTACAACTACCCACTTACGGTCGGTAACAATTTATACAATATTGTTTTAGACCAAACAACAAATACCCCAACACCAAACACAAACATGAACGTTGGGTTTTACCCTCAATTAATTGACGACTTTAATGTATTTTTACAAGGGACAAAATTACTCACAGGGTCAAGTTTAGTACAAGGTGTTTGTTCAATAAGCGGTTCTGTGATGAATGTATCTACTGTAAGTAGTAATAATTTATTCATTGGTGCAATTATAACTGGTTTGGGTATACTACCAAACACAACAATTTTGAGTCAGATAGCAGGAACTACAGGTGGTATAGGTCAATATGTTGTTTCATTATCACAAAGTGCTTCGACCACACCATTTACAGTACAAAATTTAATTGTTAATGGACCGAGTTCCGTAGACATACAACAGTTGATAAATGATGATATTTTACTTCTATTTAATAATAGTACCGCAAACATAGAAGGATCCATTGGATTTGACCCTAACAATTTGACCAGAACTTTAACACTAAGAACTTGGTCAGTTTTAGTCAAATCACAAAAAACCGATAACTATTTTGTATTCCCATCATTTGGTTATGATCAGAACCAAACGTATTCTGAATGTTTCAAAAACGGGTCTATGAGAATTGAATTATCACAAAACCCCGCAGTCTTCAATGGGTCGGTAAGATTATTTTGGAATGCACCAACTTACGGATATTACAACAACTCTTTTGTCGTTAAAAACAATCCTGACACGTATTTAAAAAACATATTGAACAACTCGAACACCCAACAAAATTTCTTGATCTCAGGACAAAAAAGTGATTATTCTTATTTGGACGATATGTTTAGCGCTTTTGATAAGAATGTTTTAGATTTGTTTGAACTTCAATTTCTGAACTTCAGTAAATCAATTTATGATTATACCGACTTGATTCCACCAACATTACAAAATAATTTGGCGGATCTTTCTCAACCAAACTTACAAAATCTAAGTAGTACTGAAACTCCAAGCGAACAATATTATAAAAACTTCCAAGGGTTGATGAGAGAATTGTTAAAGATAAGAAATCCAATAAAAACTTCTCCAAAGGAAACACTCAATGATGTAATATCAGCACAAAACCAAGTTTTCCAAACCGTACTAAAAAACTTTTTAGAATACGATGTTGTTTTTAAATACGGAAACCCTTCAGGATTTGACAGAAAAACATTTTTCACTTTTTCGACTCAATTTATTGAGGAACCTATAGTGTTGGATCAATACATAAAAGGTAATCTACCTGGTGACGGAACCGTTCCGAACTTATCTTTGGCAAATTCAAAAACACAAAATCCTGATGTTTGGAAAGCTCTTGAAACATATGTAGGTTTTTCTAAAATACCACAGTTAGAATATACAAATAGTGGGTCTTATATTACTGATTTCTTTATTGATATGAATGTTGGATTTAACGAAAAAAATGTTAAAGATTTTGCACCAATTATTAAAATATTTGCCACTCAAAAACTTTTGGACCCAAACATAGATATAACATCTTTTTATTCGGGTATGGATAATTACCTATTGGCATCAAAAGAATATCTTAATAATGTCATAAGTGTTTTAATGCCAACAGTCAGAAATACTTTACCAACAGTAATCATCAGTCCACAAGAAGGTTCGGTACGTGCAGACTTAGAAGCAGGTTTTACAGAACAGACAAGAACTGAATTGTGGGAAATGTTCAAGGCTTTGAACGACACATGGATTTCTGGTTACGACTTTTCGAACAAAACATTGTTTGAAGATGTTCTTTTAATGGACAGAGCCTCAAGAGATATTGGAGACAAAATATTAGTAGACATATTTGAGGTTAAAGAATTGATTGAAGACGGGGCTTATAAAAACACTCTTTTAGGTATGATAGAAACTATACTTAAGAACAATAATTTTGTAACATACATGTTACCTTCTTATATTAATTTTTATAATGTACAGGACGCACAACTTAACCCAACACCGAGATTTGAAGGTACCACTGAATTTGCAAGAAATTTGTTTGGTACATATCTAAATGTGGATTACCGAGACAGTTCACCAAAATACGTTTGTGTTTACGCTAACAAACCAAGTGAACATTTGGCGATGAATGAAAATGTTGATTATAGATATAGAGATGACGCTTTTGATCTAAGAAGGGCTAGTGACAACCCATTAGTTGAGAGTCAAGAAAATAAAACAGATTGGGCCAGATCGAATAAACTTGTTGGGTTTAATGTCGACATGACACTACAAAACCAACAAATATTTAAACAATTTGACGTGGCTCAAGATCCTGGAAAACCAACGTCTGAATCATTGGAAGTTTTGAACCAATTGGCCAATCTTTCTAAAAATAGAAGAAGCTCAACACAAAACGTTTCATTATACAATCTATACAAAAATAGAAGTTACAGATGTTCCGTTGATATGATGGGAAATGCGTTGATACAACCAACAATGTATTTTAATGTTAGAAACATACCGATGTTTTCGGGTCCTTACATGATAACAACTGTGAGACATAGAATTAGTGAAAATGGATTTGATACATTCTTCGAAGGAATTAGACAACCTTTTTATTCTTTACCTAAGATAGATAATTTTATACAGTCACTCAATCAAAACATATTGAAAAGTATACAACAAACCATACAACAAAATGAAACAAAAAAATTATCAGATCCAGCAACCATAGAACAAGAAAAGGCAAACGTGTTGTCAAACGTTGTTGCAGAAGACAAATTAACATCAAATCAAGATTGTAATTCGGAAATTAACCCGAAATATCTTGGATTTACGCAAACCGAATTTCCTGCAGTGACAAGAACTACATTCAAACAAATGCAAACAAGTATAGGTACATTCTTAGTTAGTAAAAACTATACGGGTGACAGTCTTAAACAATACACTAGTTTATTATTTTCTTTCCTATATGTTGATTCATCCACAAACACAGGATTTGAGACTTATGAAAATAACTATAGTACTATAGATTTAAGACAATACTTCACAAACTACTCCAACTATTTCAACAAAAAATATTATTGTATAAACAGAGGTCAAAATGTTAACTTTCCAATAGTTAGTTTCATCGATTTGAATTCGTTTATTGATTTTGCTTTTAATAAAGTTAGTGGATTGATACAAAATACAACTCCGTCAAGTACACTAGCCGAATATTTTGCAGAACTTTATGTGACAAAATACCCTGTACCAAGAGATCCAAAAGTTTGGACTGAAATGACTAATGAAGATAAAGCGATACTTGTTGCGAAATTTAATGATGCGATTAGAGTTTACAGATCATTATAAATGTGAAATGAAACTTTTTTTACAAAACTTTATATTTATTATAAAAACAACACAAGATGAATGTAAAACTTATATTAGATAATTATTTGGGTAAAAACACCCGAGTAAGTGAAAAAGACAAAGGAAACGGATATAAAGAAGTCTGTGATTTGGACACTGGAGATTGTTACACAGTTAGAATGAAAGATGGGTTGATTGAAAGAGTAGACAATACCATGAAAACCTTCAGAAAAATTCAAGTAGAAACCAACAATGGTATAAAAACATTATTAAACGGGTAAAATGGCAATTGATAAGAAAATTCTCCAAGAGATACAACGATATAGATCCATTACAAATTATATCAACGAACAAGGTGTTGAAGCTTTAGCCCCACCACCAGCACCAGACGACGCCGCTGGAGCAATACCACCGGCAGGTGATGCGGCAACGGGAGCACCACCGGCAGAAGGGGCATTACCACCGCCACCTGTACCACCATCTACAGGAGACACTCCCGAAATAGTTGATGTATCACAAGACGATGAAGTTGAAGAAATTGGTGCGGAGGGAAAAGAAGGTGATGAAGAAGTTGAAGAGGTAGATATTACCGATTTAATCGATACTCAAAAATCTATGTCAGATAAACAAGAAGAGTACTTCAACAACCTATTTAGTCAATTAGAAACTCTACAAAGTAAACTTGGAGAAATGGATCAATTAGTTCAAAAATTAGACTCGCTTGAGGCCAAAGTTGAAAAATACAAACCCAAGACTCCCGAAGAAAAACTTGAACTCAGAACTCTAGACTCTGGACCATTCAAACAAAAACTTTCAGACTTTTTTGATGATAAAAAAATTGAGATGGAAAAATCAGGTAAAAATGAATACGTTTTAACTTCTGATGAGATTGATAACTATAGTCCTTCTGAAGTAGCGAAATCTTTTGACAAAGGTATAGAACCTTTTGACCCTGAAATATATTATAAATAATGATTAAGGTCGATTAATTCAACCTTGATTTTTTTTGGCGACACTATTTGACTATAACTTTTTATACACTTATAATTTTAACATAAACCTTTAATTTTTATTTACACATGGCGACAAATTCATTAGACGCAGTACTTGCACAGTACGAAAAATCAACTCAGAACAGCGCTTCGAGCGGTTCTAAAATGTCTCAAGAAGACCGAATGAAAAAATATTTCGCGGCTCTTTTGAAAGACAATGAAAAACAAGGACAGAGACGAGTACGTATTCTTCCTACAACTGACGGATCTTCACCGTTCAAAGAAGTATGGTTCCACGAAATCCTTGTGGACGGTAAATACCAAAAATTTTACGATCCAGGAAAAAATGACAATGAGCGTTCACCCTTGAATGAAGTTTATGAAGAACTTATGTCAACGGGTAAAGAGGCGGATAAAGAACTTGCAAAACAATACAAAGCTCGTAAGTTTTATATTGTTAAAGTGGTTGACCGTGACAACGAACAAGACGGAGTTAAATTCTGGCGTTTTAAACACAATTACAAACAAGAAGGGATCCTTGATAAAATTATTCCAATTTGGAAAGCAAAAGGTGACATCACAGATCCTGACACAGGACGCGATTTGATTCTTGAACTTACCAAAGCAAAAACTCCAAAAGGGGCTTTTTACACCGTAATTCAAACTGTGATGTATGATGATCCAGCGGCAATTTCTAAAGACAATGATCAGATGTCTGAATGGGTTTCTGATGAATTGACTTGGGAGGACGTATATTCTAAAAAACCTGTCGAGTATCTTGAAGCGATAGCAAGAGGAGAAACTCCACGTTGGGACTCAGAAAAAGGTGGTTACGTTTATCCAAACGATGAAACATCTGAAGTTTCTATGGGTGGTTCCACAAAGGCACAACCAAAATCAATTAATGAAGTTGATGATCCTCAAGTAAATGATGAGGTAGAAGAAGAATTACCATTCTAATTTATTAAAAAAATTATGACGGGAGCAGTTTATTGTTCCCGTTTTTTTATTTATATTTTTAAAAAACAAATTATGAACCCTTTCATGGTAGAAAAATTACAAGAAGCCCTTGTAAAAAAATATGAGGCAGAAATTGCAGATGCAGAAGCAAGACTTTATGTTTATTTCACAAATCCTGTTGGTATTGGAGAACATCCACAACACACAGAAGAAATGGACAAATTAGTCGAACAACTCACCGATGCAAAAGACAAATTAAAAACAATTACAAACTTTAAAATTTACGGACTATAATGGCTCTTAAGAAAAATGACTTCACTTCGATAAAGAAGAAGTTCTCTGCGGACGCAAAATATAAACCACAAAGATTTTTTGATCTTGGATCAGAATTTCTTGATGCGGTTGGATTACCTGGTCCTGCAATAGGACACCTGAATATGTTGCTTGGTCACTCGGATACAGGAAAAACTACGGCCCTTATCAAAACTGCAGTTGACTCTCAAAAGAAGGGAATTCTTCCTGTTTTTATTATTACTGAACAGAAGTGGTCTTTTGAACACCCCAAACTTATGGGACTCGAATGTGAGGAGGTGGTAGATGAAGAAACGGGTGAGTTGACTTGGGATGGATTCTTCTTATTCAATAACAATTTTGATTATATTGAACAAATCACTGAATATATCAACGGTCTGTTGGACGCACAAGAAAAGGGTGAGTTGGATTATTCACTTTGTATTATGTGGGATTCAGTTGGATCAGTTCCTTGTAAAATGACATATGAAGGTAAAGGAGGTAAACAACACAATGCAAGTGTTTTAGCAGACAAAATTGGTATGGGTATTAACCAACGTATATCAGGATCTCGTAAAGCGGATTCTAAATACGAAAATACCTTAATCATTGTTAACCAACCCTGGGTAGAGTTACCTGACAATCCATTTGGTCAACCTAAGATCAAGGCAAAAGGTGGTGAAGCAATTTGGTTAAACTCTTCTTTGGTTTTCTTATTTGGTAATCAAAAAGGCGCGGGTACAACAAAGATCACTGCAACAAAAGACAAGAGAACCGTAAAATTCGCTTCGAGAACAAAAGTTTCGGTTATGAAAAATCACATTAATGGTCTTGGTTTTGAAGATGGAAGAATTATTGTAACCCCACACGGATTCTTACCAGGTAAAGATACAACCGAAGAAAAAGTATCAATAGAAAGGTATAAGAAAGAATATGCTGACTATTGGAAAAATATTATCGGAGTTGATGGTGACTTCGATTTGAAAACAGAAAAAGAAGAAGTAGAGTAGAAATCATTTAAGTTTTAGGAAGTGTCCAATACATTATTAGTAGACGGGAATAATTTATTAAAGATTGGTTTTCATGGTGTTAGAGAATTCTATCACAATGGTAAACATGTTGGTGGGGTTTGGCACTTTCTAAACACTCTTCGTAAATTCTTAGAGGAACACAACTTCAATAAGGTTGTAGTTCTTTGGGATTCTAAAACCTCTTCTTCCAAAAGAAGATTGATTTATCCCAAATATAAATTAAATCGTAAAACTTCTGAATCTGAATCTAAAGAAGAATCTTTTTTAGAACAAAAACAAAGGGTTAAACAATACCTTGAAGAGATGTTTGTAAGACAAATAGAGACAGAACACGCAGAAGCCGATGACTTAATTGCTCATTACTGTAAAGTATCATTAGATGAGGACAAAACAATCTTCTCAAGTGATAGAGATCTGACACAATTAATCAGTGAGAAAGTTTCAATTTATTCACCATCTACAAAACAATATTATAAGTCTGGAGATAAGATAAAACTACATGATGTTGAGATTCCACACTATAACGTTAAAATGGTCAAAATTCTTACCGGTGATAATTCAGATAACATAGATGGTATCTTTTATTTAGGTGAGAAGACATTGATCAAATTATTTCCCGAACTCCTTGAACAAAGGGTTGAATTATCTTATATTTTAGAAAAGAGTGAACAACTCTTGAATGAGGAAAAATGGAATGTTGCTCTTCAGAATCTTTTGAGTGGTAAAACAAAAGAAGGTATCTTTGGTAATGAGTTTTTTGAAATAAATAAAAAACTAGTTGACTTGGACAATCCACTTTTGAGTGAAGAAGACAAAGAGTTGGTTAGATTATATTATTCTGAGTCGATGGATCCCGACGGAAGAGGACATAGAAACTTAATCAGACTTATGATGGAGGACGGGTTTTTCAAATACTTACCAAAGGGTGACGACGCTTGGGTTAGTTTTTTAAAACCTTTTCTCAAACTTACAAGAAAAGAAAAAACAAAATTCAGAAACAAAAAAAACTAAAAAATAAAATGAGAGAACAAGATATAACAAAAGTAGAATTTTTGTTAATGTGTAATGAGAACATTGTCGTTCAAAGATTTTTTAACGTTAGAGGATTCAATAAAAACGCATCCAAATCTGAAGACTTACATTATTATATCACAAGTTTTTGTGAAGAAATGAAGTATAATTTAAAGATGAGATCAGTAATTTACATGTTGGAAAATCAATATGAGATTATCGAAAATCCTGAGGTCTTAAATACATCAATTACAGACGGACCTGAAAAATTTAATCTGTTAATTAAGGTGGGAGACATGACAGTTTGTCATAGACAGTTTGATGCAAAACCATACCCTCCAAAGGTCAGATATACCGTAGACCTACGCCCAAAGTTAAAATCAGTACTTGCTAGGTTGACTGACATTTTTTCAGACAAAAATTTAATTTATTTTTACCCCAAACTTATCAAAAACTAGTACTATTTATCATTACTAAATAAAAGAAAAAATATGGCGACAGGTAAAAATTTTGAGTATCTCGGACAACAGTTTCAGTTACAATTATTAAATCAAATTATTGTAGATAAAGATTTTTCTCACTCAATAATTAATGTAATCGAGAACAACTATTTCGAAAATAAGTATTTTAAAATCATAATTCAGATGGTTAAAGAATACTACAAAAAATTTGACCACACACCATCATTTGAAACCTTAGAACAAGTAACTAAATCCGAACTTCAACAAGAAATTGCATCAAAAATAGTTCTTGATACAATCAAAAAAATTAAGGATGTAACTATCGATGGAGTAGGTTTTGTTCAAGAAAAGGCATTGAAATTCTGTAAACAACAAGAGTTACAAAGGGTAATGACTAAAGCTCAAAAGATCATTGACGGAGGGGAGTTTGAAAACTACGACACCTTAGAAGAATTGGTTAGAGAAGCATTACTTGTTGGGAACAAAGACACATCTATGATGGACGTGTTCTCTAACTTAGAACAAGTACTTGAGGAAGATTACAGACATCCAATTCCAATGGGAATACCAGGAATTGACAGATTGCTTAAAGGTGGACTGGCTAAGGGTGAAATTGGAGTAATTTTAGCACCAACAGGGGTAGGTAAATCTACCGTGTTAACTAAAATATCTAATCACGCTTACAATTTAGGATTTAATGTTCTACAAATCTTTTTCGAAGATAACCCAAAGGTCATTCAGAGAAAACATTTTACACTTTGGACAGGAATACATCCTGACGACTTGTCAGATCAAAAAGAAGAAGTATTTTCCAAAGTTAAAGAAATCAATGAAACGATGGAAAATCGTTTGATTATGAAAAAACTACCGTCAGATACTATGACCATGTTGCAAATCAAAAACCAAATCAGAAAGATGGTTGCAGATGGTGTCAAAGTGGATATGATTGTTTTGGATTACATTGATTGTGTTGTTCCTGATAAAAATTTGGGTGACGAATGGAAAAGTGAGGGATCGGTGATGAGAGCATTTGAGGCGATGTGTCACGAAATGAATTTAGTTGGTTGGACCGCAACACAAGGGAACCGATCATCAATATCTTCAGAAGTGGTAACTACAGATCAAATGGGTGGATCAATTAAAAAGGCACAAGTCGGACACGTTATTATTTCGGTGGCTAAAACATTACAACAGAAAGAAATGAAGTTGGCAACCATTGCAATAACAAAGTCTCGAATAGGTGACGACGGAATAGTGTTTGAAAATTGTAAATTTGATAACGCAATGATAGAGATAGACACAGAAAGTACGACAACGTTCTTGGGTCTTGAAGAACAAAAAGAAGAAAGACAACGACAAAGGGTTAAAGAGCTACTTGAAAAGAGAAAGCAAAGGGAATCTCAAACTAATTAACAAAAATAAATTTTACAAAAATGGATATATCACAAAGAATATTGAGTGACATTACGGTGTACATGAAATACGCCAAGTTTCTTCCTGAGAAAAACAGACGGGAAACTTGGGAAGAATTGGTAACAAGAAACAAAAAAATGCACCAAAAGAAATACCCACAAATCAAAGATGATATTGAAGAAGTTTACCAAAT